GAATTGGAAAAATGAAGTTAAACAAGCTCCCCATAAGGGGAGCACAAAACAATAGGCTTATGGCACTTAAAGATGATTTGAAGAAATTGCATGAAATCGCTCACTCCGGCACACCGGATGCTATGGAGAAATATGTTGCTCTCTCTGATGAAATAACCAGTAAATACACAGATCAGAAAGATGTTGATGCAATAGCCGATTTCCTAATCAATGGCTACAAGGAGGTTTCATCAGAAGCTGAAGAATTGAACAACTATATCACATTGAAGCAGCAAATAGCTCCCTACACGGAAATCATTCCATTGGGATACATTGCCAAGAAGTATTTCGGTAAAAGTACCGCATGGCTTAGCCAACGTATCAATGGCAGCAAAGTTAGGGGTAAAGTTTATACGCTCAGCAAAAAGGATTTGGAGACATTCAACTTTGCTCTCCAGGATATAAGCAGACAATTAGGTTCACTCTCCATATCTTGAGAGACGTTTTATGACAACTTATCCCCGTAGTATGAACCGCTACGGGGATTTTTCGTTCTACCGACCACATCAATATAAAGAAGGCTTTCACACAAGTTGGAAGCCTTCTTTTGTTTGAAGGGGATTATTCTACTTTCATATACCCGTTGGAAAGCAAATCCTCCAAAAAATGCTCCGGGGTATCAGCCCGGACTACATGCCCCGTCTGGTCATGGAAACGGTCGGCGAAATGGTACATATACTCCTGGTCGGTACATTCACTGTCGAAACGGCTGCTTTCACGGAGTTTGGTTACAAAGTCTGCCGGGCAGGAGGCGGCAATTATACCGCCATCCTGCAAAGTGTAAGTTGTCATCATATTATGCTAATTTTTTGGTTCTCAATTTGAAAAATACTTTTTGGTCGGCTGTCAAAAAAGGGATATTTGAAAGCGGGCATCCCGAATTCACCATGCCGTGTTTTGCAAAGGTAATCATGTTGGCGGCAAACCGTATCCAATTTTCCATCTTTGTGAAATTGGTGGTACCCGAATGCTGGCGAAATTCAACTGTGCGGTGGCGTGCGTAAGCCTCAAGGTTCAATTTGTGGTAGCGGTCGTTCCCGAAGGCTGAACGTAGCTGCATGATGTTCTGTGCCTCCGTTATGCTTCGTTCCGAAATTCCGGCAAGGCATTTGCAATATCTGTTGTTCCGGCGGGTACCCGGCATAAAGGAGTCGATTACTGGTTCGAGGCGGCGGTAGGTCATTGCAAGGTTGCGCCAGGTTTCAATGGTAAAGTCTGCAGCGTCCATGTGTATATGAAAGCCGCAGCTGTCGTTCACCTTCACATTGCAATAATCGAGCACCCAGCATACTTTCTGAAGTTCCTGCAATCCAGCTTTCCCTTCCAGTATCGGGCTTACCAGCTCGAAAGTATCGTTCCCTATAAGGCTGCTGTCTGTAACCAGTTTCCAATGGTTGCGGGTGTTATGGTTGTAACCTTCCACTGCAACAGCAATTCCGGCCTCACGAAGTTCACGGGCAAGAACTCCCTTTTCGCAGTTATATGCCTCTATCTCGATGCCGAAACGTCTGTTGAAAGTATAGTCCAATTCGGGGCAGGCTGCGATGGCCGGTTGCTGGCCGAATCTTCCGGCTTCCAGCATTTTCTTATACACGTTCTGCACGAAACCGTAATTTCCGCTTGTTACCAAATCAGCCACCTGGCGGCGGGTTAAACCTAAAAGAAGGAGCTGCTGTATCTTCGCTGTCTTCGTTTTGTTCTGGTTAAGAATGTTTGCAACACGTTCGTTCATAATGTTTTATCCTTTATTTTTCGTACTGCTAAGGTAACACTATTAACCCACACATCGTAGTAATATATTGCTTATTATCAGCATATTAGCTTTGTTTAGCGTGAGCAAAAAAATGATTATTTTTTGCGATAGAGATAGGAGAAAAGGGCATCATGAGTAGCTCCTGGTCGCGAACTTCGACAGCCCACGACCAGGATGGAAATAAACAACATGAACAAAAAGTTTCTGAATTATTTAATGATTGGCACAACAGTATCAGCTACTCATTAAGGGAAGGTTTAACATTGAACAAATCGGTTGCGGCAGAACTGAACATGAGAGTCCAGCCCATGGACTTGAACTCGGACGAGACAAAAGGGATGATATCATGGCCCTCCGATATCTTATCAAGCCATGGCAAATCCTCAGACCGTGAATCGAGGATAAGCCTTTTTCTGAGTTCCGCAAGGAGAGACAATGTTATTTCCGAAACAATGGCCGTCTCAACCATGTCTGCGGAATCCGAAACCTTCATGGCTATGGTGGCGGCAAGTTTCTGGCTGTCAAGAATGGAGTTGTGTGTGTCACGGCTTGATGTGAATTCTCCGAAATCCACGAACAGATAGTTGCCGGTAATATTATCGACGCGCCTCTTCACGTAATCGTATGACTGCCCGAAAACAAGGTTCTCAAGTCCAGGCATGACGGGTTCCGGGAGATTCCTGACATATCCAATCAGTTCCGCATATTGAACAAAATCACTTGAACCATTGGCAAACATGGAAATAACCCCTTCCTTTTTTGGAAAACGGGCAAAATATTTAAGCAGGTCGAGTATCATAGGATTTCATTTATTATGTGAATGGGAAGTTTGGTTTCTCTGGCAATATCCACTTTATCCATCTTGGCCGCATGCAGGCTACGCACCGTATCAATAAGTTTCTTCCGGAGGATGGTCAAATACTGGATGACATTCATGTGTTCAACGGTTTCAATATCCCCAAACCCGTCTGAACTCAAGTTGTACAGAGACTCAAGTGCACCCGTGGAAATGGCAGAAACTTTGGTCTCCTCAAGTTCTGTAAGCAACTTGAATTCAGTTTTGGTAAACAGATAATTGATGAAGGCCTGAAAATTGAAGGCTATGGAAATAAGCTCATCCATCGGCAGCCCAGTGAACTTCTGTGCCAACTTATGCGCTCCGGCAGATGAATACCGGTCCGGATAATAAAGGATAGCGGCCAATAACGGAAGCTGCTCTTTCGGACATCCAAGGAGGCCACGTGCCTCTATGAACTGGAGTGCCGTAAGCGAGCAAGTAAGACGGTTGAACATGGTTTCTATATTATAGGCAAAAAAAGTCTCATCCTCAAGATGTATCGCCGGAACCAGTTGTTTGCAGAAACATGAGTCGACTGCATACTTGTAGTCCAGTCTGTCCAGATACCTGGATATGGTTATTCCATGCAACCGGTGTGGTGGTATCTTCTTACAGAGTCTGTATGTTTCAGAATCCAGTTCCTGGAGCGCCGCATCATTATCCGGATAGACAATCGTGAACGGAAATGTCACCTGCTCTGCAAGCCAGACCACATTAGCCCATCCATCCGTATTCCTTATCTTTTGAAGATTCCATCCCATAATCCGACAAACATAATTCACACGGACCATGCCGACGGATATTGTTCCCTCCGCAAACTTGTGTATATCACGCATGAGCGCCTGGAAGTGATAAGGAGTCAATCCATCCCAGGAATTGGGGATGCTGTATTGCATTCCTTTTGCTATAAAATCTATTGTCAGCATGGCATGAGCATTATTATGTCGTCCGGACGGTTAAAGGATGTGTTCGTATCTACGGAACCGGAAACATCCGTGGATAAGAGCAGGTCTATATTGGCCAGTTCCCGTTTCACCTCTTCAAGCAGGGAGGCAGACAGCTCAAGCATGCGGGTCTGCTCATCCTTCCCAGACCTGCTTGCCTTGGAGTCATCGAACAGACTTCTTATTGTCGGTGGAAACTCTATAATGTCAAATCGCCGCAAGGCAATGGCTATGGTCTGTTTGGCAAGGCATTTTTTGAGCAGACGCAGCACCTCCTCCTTTTTCTCCGCACGCTCAAAATATGCCGATATCCCATCGTCCAATACTTCGCTTTGAATCGGTATTATCCGGAAAAAGAACAGATAGGACATGTCTATCGTATACAGCATGTCGAATTCCTCCGTACTTTTAATTTTAAGCCTATCGAGCATCTTCTTATATCTCGTTTCTTTCCAAGAGGGCACAGTGTCACTGCTGTCAAGTAGCTGGATAACAGTATCCATGGCATTATAATAGTTCTCGATATACGACCTTCGCATGCTTTCCTGCTCATGCTTGTATATATCGACATTATTCTTGCGTTTGGATACAACGTCAAAAATAAGCTGCTTGGCCATGGTAAGATTGGCCATCGCAAGACGCAGGGCCTCCTTCAGCTCGCCCTCATCTGCTATCAGATCGGAATAGACATCTTTGGTAAGGATGATGACCATCTGCTTTTTCGCAGAAATGGCAGACGAATTGAGCTGGTCGAAAGTGACATTGCTCTCCGCATACGGAGCATACTTCCGAAACTCTGAAATGGTGGTAAACAGTTCTTCCAATATTCTCATGACTGCTGCTGATTTAGTCTGTTTTGAGGTGAAACATCTTCTTGGCGTGCCGGAACTTCTCGATAGAATCCAAGACGGTATCCCTGATTGTACAAATGGGGAAAGTTTATCTGTATGGCCATATTGAACGGTTCGGAGCAGATTTCGTCTTCCGAGGTCAGTGACATGATGTATATCAGATAGTTGTAGTACGCGTCGGCTCCAGATTTGGATATTACACCGTCCTTGCTGACACTGGATATGGAGGAGTCAAGTCCAACACTTGACAGTAGCACCTCATCGGCGCGTTTGTCATAGGATATCAAGGCATCGATATATTCCTTGTACTTCAAATCGACCGTCTCTATCTTCCAGCGTTCCTCTTCGCCCTGGCTGTTTTTGAAGCTGATTGTCGCATACGCCTTACCCTGGTTGTCTGCACCGGACAGATAGCGGGAGATCTTACGCAGTTCAGACTGCAGATACTTTATCAGGGTGGATTCCTTGAATTCCGAACCAATCACGATGCCATTGTACAGCAGTTCTTCCTCATTGTTCTTCTTGCGCCGTTTATTCTCGTCGCAGAGTTTGGTTATCTGGATCCGCTTGGACTCAAGCCAGGCATTGGGGATGACAATGTGTATCTTGGCAGCAAGCGAATTACGTAAAAATGAGTTGATATAATCAGCCGTATCGTTGGACCCCTTGATATAGGACCTGGTACCGGCATGGGTTTCGTTCACACCGTAGAACTCATCTACGGATTTTTCCCGGTGATGGGAGATGGCCGCGAATCTGTAATTGGCAAGCTCCGAAAAGGAAAACTTCGGATAAATGCGGAAAGTGGAGGTGCCATATCCCCAACGCCCTACGGCAATGTAGCGGAAATCCCGATAGTAGACAACATCTGTCGCCACATCCTTCTTGGTGGTGGCCAGCCGGCAATATCTGTTCTCCATGGATTCAAGGCCGGCAACGGGCATCGTCCCTCTGGCTTTTCCCTTTGTAAAACGCCACTTTACGAAACAGTCCCTGAAATAGTAGTAGTTCTTGATGATTGACTTGGCCACTTCCTTATAACCCGATTCAAGACCGCGCTGTTCCCAACTGTTGAGCCAGTCCATAATTTCCGGGCAGTCAACCCACTGCTTCTGAAGTTTCCCGTCCACGATTGTCGGCTTGTACACGGCAAGTCCATGACCATAGAGCATGTTGACCTGCTTGGTAATCAGTCTCGGCAGAAGCCGGTTCTTCTTTATGTCGGACGATACTTCCTCGCATTTCATGTTGTTGAAGCCACGGCTGCACACTTGGAATCCCTGGATGCTCTGCCACTGCGTATCCGGAAGACTTCCTCCACTCAGGGGGAACATCGGGTCCGGTTCCAGAACTGAAGCCATTGGTCTATCTCCAATCTGGAAGGATATTACATTGTCATCGTCAAGATAGCAACCGAAGTTGCCTACCATTTTGAGATTGCTTTTACTCATAACCAATCTATTTTATGAAGTTTGAAACCATCTTGAGGAAAGCCCATGTACCTGATGAGAATACGGTAGCACATCTTAGGTTCCCCGTCTGCGTCTGTAAACAGAAAGAAGTTGTCACTGTCTATACTGAATCTTTCTTCAGGCAGTTGGGTACGCCATCTGCATCCTTCCTTAACTGTCAATGTGGCTGATGCTTCCCCCTTATGCCTGGAACACGGGAAGAAGGCAATGGTAAAGCAGCCGTCAGGCAGTTTTGATATCTCCTTGGCCCATTGCATCGCTTGAATACCGGTCATTGTCATTTCCATGCCCGAAAGTAGCAGGTTTCTGCTGCGGGAAAAAGGACGGGAAGCGCCCTCCGTCATATTTCCGGAGAATGCAGGAGTATGCCTTGCAATTCCAAAACTCAGCGGTGCGTGCTGAACAGCTTCTCACGAAGAAAACGCTTTTCTTTTTCAAAAACATAAAAGTCTGGTTTCTAAATGAAAAGCGTTTGTTTTAATGTCAAACGATACCATTATTGTATCTATACTGACTATTTTTATAGTGGAAAACAGCCGTTATATAGCCAAATTATCAGGTAAATTGTCCGGCATGGACGATAATTCACTCAACACTTTGTTTTCATAACGCCCGAAAAGAAGATAAATCAGGGCACTGGAAAGCTGCGTTGTCAGTCCGGCCTGGTTCTTGAGAGGCACTTTCTTTTCCGACGATTTGTCCAGCTCGATGCGGCCTTCCGTTTTTTTCAACGGTGACAGCATGATGGAACTGCAAAGGTTCTTGCATTCGTTCTCGTCTATCAAAATTTCCGGCAATGCATTGCTTCGGCCTCCAAATATCAGAAGCAACAGCTTGAACTGCTGCCAATGGTAGATAGTGGCCTGCCCTTCGTTCATCAGTTCCACCTCAAATCCATAACTTTCCAGCTCACGCTTCAAGGCACGGCTGTCGGTGGTTATCTGTTCCAGTTCCTCACGGCGTTTGTTCCCGGCACGGTCAGGGTAGAGAATGATACGCTTATTCAGGGAATCAGCACCGAAAAAGTCATAGAACTGACGAGCGAGTTCGGGCTGTTCATCCGGGTAACAGCAATAGAGTTCCTTTATAATACGGAGCTGACGGCCGTATTCCTTTTCCTGCCCGACAACAAGGCTGGAGAAGTGCCCGGGGTCATATCCTACTAGTAGCTCGTCACGCTTGTTGTAGTGCTTCAAATAGCGGGCTGTGAGTAGAAAATGTTCCCGCAGGTCAAGTCGTAGAATGGATTCATAGATATAGCTGTCTGCATACTGATGTTTCTCCTTGTTGTAGTTGGCGAAGAACTTGTTGATAACCTCCTTATGGCGGATAGCGCAGATGGAAGTGAGGAATTCGTCCATATCCAAGGTCTCAAGCTGCGTCTTGAAGAACTTCGGACCGAGAATATCCTTGTTGCAGAAGGAACTGGCACGGACGTACAACGTGGCGTTCCGACGCATGTCCGCCAGGCGGGGCTGCCATAAGGATATGATGCGGTCCTGCCTGATAATTTCAAGACGGATACGCTCAAGGGTAACGGGGTTGGTTGTTTCCCGTTGGGAATTTATAAGCTTGTATTTATGATAGATAGCTGAATTTACATGAAGCGCGACTGTAGATATTTCCTCCATCAGTTTAGTATCCATATTCTTCTCATATTCCTCGAACCAGTCATCTTCGCCGAGGTCCACACGCGCGGTATCGGATACGCCCGTGATACCTTGGTAATAAGGTGACCGGCGTATTTCGGCGCTGGCACCACGAAGAGACGGAAACAGACGTGTTTTCAATTTCTCCCCTCTGTTGTGTTTCATCTCTTCAATGATGGCGTGAACGGCAGAACGTCCGGCAACGGACTCGGGCTGGTCCGAGCTTACCAGCTGGATGTGATGGCCGTCCCGAAAAACGACACTGTGTTTGGGGTAGGATATGGGATATCGGGGCTTGCGGAAATGAGAAGGAAGCTTATTTTCGCCCACCACATAATCAATGCCATATTCCAGCATAGAGCGCACCTTCCCGCCTACGGTGACTTCCTTGGAGAAATAAGCCTGAAGGTTGGGCCATACGTTCGTCATCAGAGCAACGTAGGTCTTATGTACCAGGAACGACAGCTCGCCTGGCATGTCATTGACCACACGGATGATACGTGGGCCGGTAATACCTTCCGTCTTGCCACCGGCACGCGCCACTTCAGCAAAAATGTTGTTGGCATCGATGACATTGACCAGTATCTGCATCTGGTTCATGTAGTATTCCTCAAACCGGGAAGTCGTTTCAAAATCTGTCTCCATATCATTCTTCGTTAAGTTCTTCGTATTCCGCTTCCTCAATGTCCGCATCGCGCAGCAGGCGCTTCTTCTCGGCCTTCTCGATGGGAAGGTTCTCTATCAGGTTCAGATAGAAGCCTTTATTGTGCTTGGAGGCAATCTCCTTCAGGGAGGCCTTGCTGTATCCCAGGTCTTCCGGAGTAAGTTCAGGAGATATCAGGAAGACGATCCCCAGATTACGGTCGGCTTCGGCAATCTCGGCAGCACGGCGACGGCACTCCAGGGCGGCGGCATAGCACTTGCCCTGGGTTTTGTAGTCACCGGCAGCCGCACATAGTTTGGCAAGATCCTCGTACTTGTCGGCATAGTTGGACTCCCACACCTTGATGGACACATTGTTGTCGATATTGAAGTAATTGATGGCCGCATAAATGCGTGCCTTACATGTACGTTCATCCACATTTATCTGCTGCTGGGCATTGATGCGCTGGCGCAGCTGCTTGGCGGCACGGGTGATGTTACGCTCGTATTCGTAAATCTCCGCTGCCCATTGCAGCTGCTTGAGGAATAACTGCACATCGGCAGGAATGCCATCACACTTCCCGGTAGTGAGGAATGCGGATATCAAGTCAGGATGTATTTTATCAAGGGTGTCGAGTCTGGTCATATTCCAAAAAGTTGGTTTCTTAAGTCTTTGACTGTCCGTTCCTGCTTACGTGTTTCCAAGGTCTCAATGGCCGACACATCACCGGTCTCGGCTTTCTTGGCAAGTTCGGCATCGATATTGTATTCTCCCAGGGCACAACCGTTACGGTAGGCATCGTAATACACATCTCCGGGCATCAACAAGCGGACTGTCAGTGCCGTCCTTTCCTTTCCACGCAGGCCGAGAAGCGTACATATACGGTGGGGAGTGTATCCCAAAGCACCGAAAGTACGCACCTGGGATACATATTCATCGCCTATCAGGACGGCTTTATCAGTGTCTGAAGTTGGAGTGAATTCCTTTTTCATTTCAACAAGGATTGGGTCTCTGTAACAGAAAGAATTTCTCCATTCCGAATTAACCGGACGGGCTGTTCAGGGAACATGGCGCGGTATCGGTGAATGGTGGCTGTAACATATTTCGGATCAATTTCCATCGCATGACAGATACGGTCTATCTGCTGGCATGCCATGAGGGTCGAACCGGATCCGGAGAAGATGTCGAGGACTATCTGACCGGGAGTGCTGGAATTGGATATGGGATACGCCATAAGGGCTATGGGCTTCATTGTCGGATGTATGGCATTGCGCTGCGGCTTGTCGAAATTCCAGACAGTAGTCTGCTTACGGTCGGAATTCCATTGGTGCCCGGCCCCCGGTTTCCAGCCATAGAGACAAGGTTCATGCTGCCATTGATAATCCTGGCGTCCCATCACCATGGTATTCTTTACCCAGATGCAGCATTGTGCAATCTTGAATCCCGCTTTCCTGAGAGAAGCCCGGAAATTCTCGCCTTCACTGTCCGCATGGAATATATAGTAGGATCCTCCCGGCTTGAGTACGGCGAACATGACAGAGAACACCTGCCTGAGAAAGGTGGCGAACAAGTCGTTTTCCATGGAATCGTTCTGGATGGTGAGTTCCTCCTCTGTACCGCCTTCATAGTTCACGTTGTACGGTGGGTCTGTGACGCACAAGTCCGCATGCTGCCCGTCCATCAGCGCCGTGATGTCCGATTTGGAACGGCAATCGCCACACATCAGACGATGGTTACCGAGCAACCATATATCGCCGGGTCTGGCAATTACAGTATCTTCAGATGCAGGAACATTAAAATCAATGGCATCTTCCTGCACATTTTCCGACTCATGTTCTTGGGCAAAAAGGGGGGAAACCTGCCCGAAATCAGTGGTCTTGACCTCATAACCCAGGTTGAAGCGCTGCAGGGTGTCAGAATCTATATTATATTTTTTGAACAGCAGGGTATCCGGATTCCTGGTGGCAAACTCGGAATTATAGGCTGCGATTTCCTCTACCGCTTCCTTCTTGTCTGCCGCAAAAATGGGTTCATAAGGTATTTCCGGTATTGTAAATCCGGACTTGCGCAATGCAAGCAGTGCCTTCCGTCTCTGATGGGCATCGATAATCCAGAGCTTTCCGTCCGGATCCTGCCAGGCTTTGAACGCATACTTGAAACCACGGGTGATGATAAGCATCTGCAGTTTCGATAATTTGTCAGGATCAGACTTCTTGAAGTCCTCCTGAAGCTCCAAGAACGAATCCAGCGGGGCAGTAGGCAAACCACCCAAATTAAATACTTCTATCAGCTTTTCCATTTTACTTCGAATTGAATTTTTGCAATATTGCTTTGAACAGTGATTCCCGTTCACGGTGACGTCGGAGATTCTCCTTGTCTTGGGTGCGCTTGTTTTGCCTGTCAGCGCGTTTCAGGTAACACTCGTATCTGCGGATATTGTCCGTCACATTCTTATACAGGCGCAGGAACTCTTGCGGGTCCGTCTGCAGCAGCTTTTCCAGTTGTGCTCTCTCTGACTGGTGGGCTATGAGCGGATGAATATAGAGGAACTTCCCAGTGTCGTTGAACGATTGCAGCTCATCGAATGCCTGGAGATTACGGATGCGCAGTTCCACCATGTCCATGATGTCACGCTTCTGCGGTTTTCTTTCCAGACTTTCGTCGAGCTGCTTCATCTGTTTCCAAGTGACCACACGGTCGTTGTAGATGAGTGTGGCTATTTGGACTTGCGGGTCGAAGAGGTTGTCCCAGTCGATTTGCGGGTATTCCTCTTGCTTTTGGACTTTACCGGAACCTTGGCCGGCTCTTTTTTTTTCTCTTCTTCCAGCGCCTGCTCAGTCTCCTGGGCACGGGCTTCCGCTTCATCTCTGGCTTCCTCCGCTTCATCGGCACGCCGTTCGGCTTCTTCAGCACGGGCTTCCGCTTCATCAAGCGCTTGTTTTAACTCTTCTGTCGAGTTATCTTCCGGAGTTGCTTCAGGCTTTTCCACGTCATCATGTGAACCGGTTCCTTCAGCATGTGTTGTTTCCTCTTCGGGCACTTGCTGTTTTTTTTCGCCCGGTTTTTCCGCAGCAGGATTTTCTGTTTTCTTTTCTCCGGCATCTTCTGCCTCTTTTGCCATCATAGCCCGGCGATATTCACGTATCCTCTCACGGGTGGCACAATCCAATAGTGCATAAAGGATGTCATCGGCATAACGTTTGGGATTGCGTGAGAACGTGGCAAGCTGCGGAAACTCAGGAATTTCTTTAGCCAGTAACTCAAGGTCATATTGTGCCACATCCGGATTCCGGAGGGCCACGAAATGTGTCTTCTTCTCTTTGAAACTATACATAACATACAGATTTAAGTCTTACAAGCCAACACGCTAGCTATAAGGGAATTATGCTGACTTGTAAGAGGTCATTTTTACTAAGCTGTCTGCACTCGGCTACCGGATACCTCGACAAGTGTAGAGGCATCAAGCACCATGAAGGTGATGGAAGAACCCGCCTTGGCTGTCCAGGTAGCTCCATCCTCAAGCACGAAGCTGTTGCCGTCGGCAATGGTGGCCGCCTTGTCAGTACCGGTACCCTCAAGCGTGATGTAACGTCCTTTATCATTGGCTGTCAATCCGCTGACAGTGGAAATGGCGTATGTGCCTTCACTGCCATCGGGGATGGTATAACGGTTGTTGGTGGATTTAATGGCAAGTGCCGTTGCGCCTGCCGTGTGAGCTGCAGCCGGAGCACGGACAATATCGCCCGTATACTTGTAGTACTGGTCAATGCTTGTACGTGTGAAGGTATAGGTTACATAACGCCCGTCCTTGTCATTCTTGGACTCGAAAGAGGAGAGTACCATCGGACGGTCATAGTTGCCGAGGATGTACCACTGTGCATCGCCCACTTCCTTGAAGAGGATAATGAACTTTCCTCCGGCATGCTGCTCTATGAAATCGAGCAGCTGGTCTCGCATGCCACCCATGACGGCAATAAATGTATTTGTACCGCTGGTGGTAATGTCGCCTTTCTCTCCGGTGGAAGTGTAAGTCGGAATATCGTGCGCCGCAAAATATTTCATGTATTGCCCGGCTTTCATCGGAATGGTACTTATCTCTCGTTGCTGGTTAGGAAGCGGAAAGGGCACATCGGAATTTACCTGGTCGATATCCACCAAATAAATCTTATAGGCGATGTTTGAGCCGTGAGTCTTTCGGTCGGATACGTCATCCACGTCACCGATGACCATCATGGCGGCCAGTGTGGTACCGGAAAACCCGCAAATTCCCAGCACAGAACCGGGAGACATGACCATATCAAGAATAAACACGAGTGCCAGAAGCACCATCAGCGAAAGGAAAAACCGGACCTGCATCTTACGAGCAGCCTGGTTCCCTTTACGGAAAGGATTTGAAATTCTTTTTGCTTTCATACAATTTTAATTTTTAAGTTATAAAAAACACGGAGCGGGCTTAAGTGGACCCGCCCCGCGCTACCTGAAAACAATCAGTTCTTATTGACAACCAATTATCTGACTCCAGGAATGTTGGGCTGGAGTGCAGCGTTCACCTTGCGTACACCGCCTACCTGACGTTCCAGTTCCAGGAAGTTACCCTTACTGTTCAGGATTACCATGATATAGTCACCCACTTTGGTCGGAGTATAAGCTTCCGTAATGTCGGCAAACTTGTCCGACTTGGCGATGGTAGTGGCATTCTCTGTGCTGCCACATTCAATAATGTAGGCTACACCGGCTTTGGCTCCCGTAATGTCCGTAATGGCTTTGGCCGCGGTGTTGGCTGCCGTAATCTGCCAGAATCCCTTTGAGGCATCGACAGTGGTCGCGTCCGCTGCCATATCGACGGCAGGTTTGTTCATGAAGATCTGCTGCCATTCGTAATTGTTGGCCTTCAGTTTTTCCAGGCTGTCAAAACGGCGGCCAGTGAACGACGCTGCACAACCCTCTTTCCAAGTGGACCATGCCTTGATAAGCTCCATGTCCTCCTTTGCTTTGATGGAGAGCATCTCGCCCGGTACGAACTCCAGGAACTGGAGGTTGCCGGGAACGTCCATGAACATGAGGGGAAGCTGGCCGAGATAAGGCAGCCAGATGATACGCATATTCGTGTCGGGTACCACATTACGGTAACTATCAGGACCGGAAAAATCAATGTCCTTTCCATATTTGGCGCGTACATTCTTAATCCACCAGGGCAGATGGGTCTTATTCAGATAGAGGACGTGGCGGTCAAGGTCCATGTCTTCAGTGCAGGAAGCCACCACATCACCGACAAACTCCTGAACGGAATCCAGCATGTTGGAAGCCGTGTAGCTGCGATAGGACTCATCGTCATGGGGAAGGATCTTGAACTCATGCATGTAGCGAACCAGCGTGTACATGATTCCGGTCGATGCGTTCAGGTAACTGCCTGCGACACCCGCTTCAGGTTTGACATAGATACCGCGCATGCGGCGTTTGTTCTGCTCCACCTGAGCGGTTTCCAATGAGTTCAGGATGCAGAACTCGATCATGTTCCATTTGATAGGGTCGGAGCCTTCCTTATTCAGATAGGCGATGTACATGCGCTCCAGCTCTTTCATCGGACCGAACTTGAGCTTGATCATCACATCGTCCACATGGCCCATCTCGTTCTCAAGCTTCATGTCACCCTTCCAGATTTCACCTTGCTGGTAGGCCTGGGAAACTTCGGAGAAGAAGGCATTGAACACGAGGTCATGGTCCTGAATTCCATAGCGGACGGGGAAATACTGCGTGAGGTCGCGGACTGCGAGTACACGGGCTATCAAGGCATCCTGACGCAGAACCACATACTGGTTACCCACACCGGCTGTGTTCACCCCTTCGTAATTCGTGCTGAATTCTCCGGCTGCCAGGCGTTTGGCGTCAAGCATGCCGTTTCTGTGCAGATAATCGTAACGCTGCTGCAGTGAACGGGAGAAAGTAACGGCCTGGCGACGGAAAGCGGCTCCTTCATTATCTTCATCCCATGGACCGTAAGAAGAAGCGGAGGCCGGATTGACAGCAATTTTGTTCCAACGTTCGGCCATGGAGAACATCGGGTTTTCAATACCGAAAAGATACCGGGAACTGTCTGCCGGTCCCGTGAACATGATGGAAGCGGCTGTCACTGTCTGGGAAGGGATATCATCCTCCGCGCGGTTGTTCATATTGTCAACCAGGCTCTGCACGGCGGTGGCCAGTTGAACCAAGCCTTCACCGTTGGCTGGCTGTGCAACGGTCTGTACCGGTACATTTCCACCGTTTTCCTCTTCCGTGGCTGTTGAATTGGTTTGTACCGGATTGACGATACTTCCAAGAATGGACTGTACCTGGTCAATCTGTTCCTGGGTGACGGCAACCGTTTGCCGTTGCGCCGCCTGGTCCGCAGCCAAGTCATCCTGAAGGATAGACTGGTACTCCTGATTATAGGAGTTGACTATCTGTCCCCATTCTTCCTGGGTCAGTTGATTGGCTTTCGCTTTGTCCAGCAGATTCAGTTTCTGCAGGACGGTCTGAATTCTTTCCTTTAAATTCATGATAAACAAAAGTTAAGTTATAAATAGTTGAGAGCACTTCTTTTTATATTCTCAATCTCCATATAGCTGCGACCGAGCTCTACAGCCTTGACCACAGCTTCGGGAAAAGTCATGGAGGCGTCAACCAGCCCTTTATCGATGGCATGCGGAGTATCGAACGTTTCACCACGGAATACCGGATCGTCTTCCGGCAGGCTGCCCAGTTGCGGTCTGGACGCAAGAACGGCGGCAAGGAACTGTTCATTGGGTGGATCCAGTTCTTCTTTGATGTACTGTTCCGGTTTCCCTCTGAGCAAGTCATCCGTCTTTTTATTCTTCAGATCTGATTTCGTGGCTTTGGCCTGGATGAGTTTGAGACCTATCTTTTCGAACCATCCGTCATAGTTACAAGTGGAAATCATGGTTCCTATGCAGCCGATGGTATCATAGGCCGTGAGTGCAGCAATGAAACTGGAATGGCAGGTTATATAATAGCTGGCCGAACAGTTGCACTGCTCCACCAATGTCATGACGGGCTTGCCGAGTGAGCGCATCGTCTCACTGAGTCTGTCCATATACCATGCTTCCCCTCCCGGAGAGTTCACATGCAGGAAATGGCAGGTTATGGCCGGATTGGCTTCTGCCGCAAGCAGGTCCCGTTCGAACTGCTTGGAGGAGAAATACCACTGACAATCTGAGGTGATGAATCCCCAGATACGGTGATAGGCGATACTGCCTTCAGGAAGTTCGTCAGAAGAGAAGTCATCGGTGACGGTTATACCCTGAAGTTCCGAACGGGCCTTCATTTCCTGCTGAAGAAGTGAAAGGGCCTTTTTCGATGTCTCCTTATATGTAGGGGGATTTTTATTGAAAAAAAAGGAGGTCGGTTGCAGACTGTCAGCGGGCACCAGTGGAAAAGCCTCCATCATGGCAGAAGACAAGCCCTCTGCCGTGATAAGAAGCCGGTGTATATTTAAAGTAAGAAGCTGGCGTAGATAAGTTCTGTTCATTGCGTATCTTTTCAGCGAAGATAGGCAGCCAGCAGAAAGGGGTGAAGGACGCTACAATAGCGGAGAACTGAGCATTTTACATTCAATTTTAAGAGTTGCCGAATTCAGATTGGGGGATATCGAGACAATGGCGGGTATTTTTTTGTCCCCGATCCGGAAATTCCGGTGTCTGGTATCAGTGAACTCGACAATGCAGAACCTGCCTGCCAGGAAGTCTTTCATCACTCCGGATGGAGGAAGGCTTATATTTATATCTTTATTACAGTTGAAGCAGCGGCCCGCCTCTGAGGATTCCGGTACCGGAGTGAAATCAAACTCATCGGCCATGAACCGATAGACATCCTGGCGCATGCTGCTCACCGGATAGACTTTAATCTGAATGGAAAGTTCTTTCATATTAGGATATTTGTTTGTAATTCAACAAGTTCGCCACACATAGGACATTTTGTCCTCCATTTTGGGACAAAATGCATAGTTCGGTCGGTGATTTTTTAGCCGTTTTTTAACTTCTTTTTATATTCGCGGCGTTTTTTCCGCTTACGGATGTTCTCCCGCCACCGATAGAAGTTCTTCAGCAACGCATCCTCGCTGATGCTGTCTATGCAATACGCACATAGGAAGTTGTGAACGATATCGAGATTGTTCAGCTCATGCCCGTTCAGGTCGTTCTCGTCCATTGCCGTATGAAGTTCCCGGTTGAACATCCTGCGTATTTCCGTTTCTATGATTTTGGCCGACCGTGGAGACAGATAGTTGTATATTTCCGGATCCTTACCGATACGCCTCTCCGGGAGTATGATAGTCAGATTACCGTCATCTATGGGAGACTGGTTCTGATGACGCCGCGACATCAGCGTCCATATCACATGGTACAAGTCCGTATTGTCAGGAATACGGAAAGGTTCATCCGCACCGTTGTTGTACTTCCCGCGCAGATATTCAGCCAGGTAAGGTGTAATTGAAATACTTGTCGTAATCATGCTCATTTCCTTAAAAAAAAATTTTTGAAACCGTTTTTGTTTATTTTTGCTTCCAACTGTCCTACAGTCCAACAGCATTATTAAAGTTACTGATTATTATTTAGTTATACAAATTTACTATAAAGAAAATACTGTTGGAGGACGTCCAACACGTCCAACAAGCCGCATTTTTTGCCGTTTTTGTTGGACGGAGCCAGTTGGATGGTTGAAAAACGGCAATCCAACACGTCCAACAGCGTCCAACAAGACAACGCCATTGTAGTATATATATATGATTAAATAGAAAATATATACTACTATACAACAGAGAGTTACATTTTAAAATCCTTTCTCTTGTTGGACTGTTGGACTGTTGGACGCCTCTTTTGAAATATTTTCCTTTCAAAACTCCCTCTATATTGCTTGTCTTTTTATTCCAGGGGGTCCGGGGGATGGAGTAGGGGAGTATCATAAGATACCAGGGTGATGAAACCGAACGAAATGTCCGCAAATCGGAATATAAAAAAGCAATTATTCCCGATGGGACGGCCACCGGGAATAATTGTCTGGTTTGTGATATAGGAAAACGTAACATCAGAACTTCAGCTCTTGAGGTGCACCGATTGCTCCGATAGGATCATTGTTGGGATTATAGTCAACACGGGATTCTTCAGAACTGCGTTGCAAATCAATGTCATATAGTTCTCTGAAAATTTCGTAGTTGATAGCTATGCAACTGGAATTGGTACACTTCTTCTCAACTTTACGCACCATATCATTGTTGAGTTTTACCGGAATTCCGGTTTCATTGGGAGTATCCTCCTCGAAACCGCCGCGTGGTACCTCCACAACTTCATACCAATTGAACCGACGGCCATGAATGAAGCCCAGGTAACTGGGATGGGAACGGAGGTTCTGCTCGATGGTCGACTGCGTTGAGTCTTCCTGATTATAAGAAGAACGTGCGTACTGCGTATAGATGGTACTGACACGTAGGAATAACACGCGGGTTCCTGCAGGAATAGGAACCTCCTTTTTCTCTCCTCCGGGCAGCTTGATGGTGATTCGTTCCGGTGTATCAATGGCGAAGTCCCTGCCTTCCTTGATTGCCTTGGTATCAATCATCACATCCATAGCCTTGAAGAATGTAGCCAGCTTATCCGTCTTTGAAATCAGTTCCACCTGGAATTTGATTTTATCGCAGGCTATTTTAAAAAACTCCTCATAGGTGAACGGTAATTTCAATTCTGTATAATTCTCAATCAGTCTGCATGTCGCCAGAAACAATGATGCAGTCTTCATGAGGCGGTCAATCTCACCGGCATTTATCAGCGCCTGCTTCAATTCATCATAGGACTTCTGCTTCAGTGCCCGGAAATACTGCATCACCAGCGGACGTAGCTGAAGGACTTCAAAGAGGACATTCGACAACCCGATTTTGGCCGGGTCCTCTATATCCTTGAGTTTGTTGAAAAGCTCCACTTCCTCTTGGGTTCGGTTTTTCGGTTTGGGGACTTCGCAGACTATAATACGTGACATAAGTGCATTGTCGTCACGTTGGGGAGTTTCCTGGCCGCAAATGACAACCGGCGCGTACACCTTGTCGTTTTCTATCTCCTTGCCGGATGTGCCTTTACGCTTCTGTCTTCCATCGCCATCATATACTATTCCTTTAAGTGCCTGGAACTTTATATCTGATATATCTTTATTGTTGTATTCATCAAGGACAACCGGTACATCCCGGAAAGTGCTCATCAATGTAGACATGGCGGCATCGGTACCGATGTTCAGGTTGAAAATCGGTATTTTGGGGGAGATGAATAGGGAACGGATGGATATCGCAATCTGTGTTTTTCCGGACGACATCGGCCCCATAAAGAATGGCGCTGTAAACAATCGGTCTATGCAGTGTATATTGCTTCGGAAAGCGCACATGATGGCAAATAGAATGGCCCATTTCCCATTGTCGTTGATCTTATAGACACGGTCCATCAGTGAAGCCCATTCGTCGAAAGTGCAACGTTTGTCTATAGGGATTTCCTTATAGACAAGCTGTGAAATAAGTTCATACTTGTCGGACTGCTTGCCGGAACCTGCATATATGGTGGAGAATGCCGGCAGATAATAATTCTTACCATTGTGGGTGACCACTCCAAGTTCATTTACCGCATCAAATCTCGGCATTCCGTCAACAATATGGAAGATGCCGTTGGCAAATGCAAAAAACTGCTGGTCTTCCCGTCGGGAAAAACCGTCTTCCTGCTGGTTCCCATATGTGATAATTTCTCTACAAGTAATATAATTATTGCTCATATATGTACGTATTTTTTCCCAATGTTTTTCTTCGCCATTGTAGAAATTTACTGCTTCCAACATAACTAATTTTTCTACAAGAGTGCTTTTCTTGGCTAAAACCTTGGAGTTTACCTCAATATAAAGTGGTGTTTTGAATTTACGACGATTTATTCTAAGGACACGCTTGTTTTCCTCGTCGTTATCCGAATATATGTGCAGAAGTGGAATCATGTAGAAGTCACCCACCAAAGTGTAACCCGACTTTTCATTCTTGAAAAGATAGCATACCGGCTCACCCTGCTTGTTGAGTTTCGGATAGTAATTGAATTCTTGAAACATCTGCAGATATTCCGGATTGTCTTGGACATAACGGGGAAGTTCATTCGGATCATAATTATCTTCAATATAATCGTCGTCTGTCCGCTGTGCATTGATGAGCATGCGTGACTTACGTTTGGCCAGGTAAGGTCTGACTATTTCATTCAAGGCTTGCTTGGTCAGCCCCAAGCAATTCTGAAAGTAGGTAAAATTGATGATGCGTACCGAATCTTCCGCGTAACTGATTATTTCGGCACAACGTTCGATATAGGAAGTACGTTCGCCATTATAGGTCTTAAAAAAACATTTGTGCAGGAATACGTAGAATTTCACAAAGCTGAAAGTCTCGATGATATCATTTGCCTCCCCATCCATGTTCTCCTCGTCGTCACTTTCTTCCCCGTCGTCATCGTTATCCTGGACATCCCGTTCAACCGTTATGGTGATATTAGAGATACCGGCACGGAAAATGGCAGATAATCCGGCAAGGTAACCGGATTCCGTGCCGTCCTTTGCAATGGTAAGGCCATCGCTGTCAGAGGTAAACATCTGGCCTGCCTGGCGTAACTGCTGTATGTCATTCATTCCAGGAATGCCATGGACGTATGCTATTGGGGCATCTCCATACAAGGTGAGGAACTCCTGATAATTTGATGTCAGTATACAAGGCTCATTTCCGCTACGTGCCTCCGCAATCATATCGATACCATATATACCGGGAGCCATCTTGTCTTTCTCCTTGATGGAAGCTGTCTTCCGCTGTCGCAAGATGGAATTCACTTTCCGCTGGATGACTTCCGTGTTGCTGCCGAAAATCCCGGCCATTATCTCTATGCACTTGAGAAGAAGCGTTTCCGAAGGGATGACAGATATGAGGGTTGAAAGCCGTTGCATTGCCTCTTCCTCTCTGTTTGGGTCGGTTCCGGGATTCTTGCCTCGTAAGGAGATGGCAAAATATTGAAGGAAATTCTGTTCCCGGTTTGCAAGCCATTTTCCGGTTTCAAGTTTCTGCTCCTGGGCAATGTTATCAGGATCCTTCCCATCAGGAAGCGGAACTGCACTGACCTGGAAACCCGCACGCAGAAAAGCCTCACAGTTGGCCAGTGACGCTTTCAGCCCGGCTGCATCCGCATCATATACAAGTATCACGCGATGGGTGAACCGGCCAAGCAGCTGTATCTGTTCCTGAGTCAGTGCGGTTCCGCTGGTGGCAACGGTATTGCAGACACCGAACTTGTGCATGGACATGGCATCGAACTGACCTTCGACTATATACGCACAATCATATCTTGCAATGGCAGTATGTGCCTGGTACAAACCGAAAAGGTGAGTGCCTTTCTTGAACAACGGCGTGTCCCCGGTATTGACGTACTTGCCGGTGTTTTCCTGCGGAGTCAGCCAGCGTCCGGTATATCCGTTTATGTTGCCCTTGATGTCAAAATAGGGAAACATGATGCGGTCCTTGAAAGTGTCGAAGGTGAAGTTCTTCTCGCTTCTCTTCAGAATGTCCGTTTCAAGTAGCTTCTGTTCGGAAAATCCGGCTGCAAGCATCTCCTTTTTAGCCAGGTTGCCTGCCGGGGCATATCCAATTCTAAAATCTTTCAGAACCTTGTCATCCAGGCTGAACCCTCTGTCATGCAGATAAAGTTGCGCCTCCGGAAGATGCTTCTCGAAAAAGAATGCGGCGCCTGTCATCGCTATACGTTGCGCTTCACGTTCCTTTACCCTGACCATTTCCTCATCGGACATCACCCGTTCAGGGAGAGAGATTCCCGCACGGCCAGCCAGCCAGGTGACAGCCTCGTTGAATGACATGTTCTCATGATCCTGGACAAACTGGATGACATCCCCTCCCTTGCCGCAGACGAAACACCTGTATGTCTGTCTTGACGGACTGACGGTCATCGACGGATGCCGGTCCGGATGAAACGGGCAGATCCCTATATAATTGATACCTCTCTTGTGAAGGGATACAAACTGGCCGATTACGTCCGTAATCTCGTTGGCATCCTTTATTCTCTGCTTTAATTCGTCATCAATCATTGTTCTTCAAATATGCAAAGTTGACGCGCTGCGAATGCCTCCTCCAGTGTTATGCCGAAATACTTCGACAACGCGATATATTCTTCTTGGTTTATATTTTTTCGGCCATAGAAAATATCCCACCAGCGCATCTGGTTGATGCCTACCTCCTGGTAGAAGGCACGGTTGGGCATGAAATTTTCCGGATGCCGGAATTTCAGTCGGAGAATCTCCTGCACCAGATTCCGTTTGACTGTCTGTCCCACTACAATATGCTTCCGGTGCATATATAACTGTACAGCCAATGCGGATCTTCCCAAATGCTCCGCCATTTGTTCCAATGTCTTCTTATTGACATTTTCCCGTACGTATCTGTCCTCGTCGGGTTGCCATCTTCCATTGTTCATAGCTTTCTTTCCTCCATATTTGTGTATAGTCTTCATTGAATTCGTATTCAGGGTGCCCGGTGATATAGCAGCAACAGAATTTGATAAATAGTTCCTGCTGCTCCGGTATGACCGAGCCCCCGATATCATAGTAATGCATGACCTTGAGCTTGTCGAGGGCACTATATACTCTCGTCTCAAACTCAAGAAAAGCGTCGATGCCAAGCTTCTCCAAGAAACGGTCTATCCAATCAAGATTTTCCATTCTATATTGCAATAGGCTTTCCATATCATCAAGGACGTTATCCGCTCTTACAGTTCCCGCGTTTCCTTCAGGCTCCCAATGAACAAGTTCATCAGTCTCGCATATAGTCCGGATGCTTCCTTCAGATTATCCGGATTCTTGCCGGTAAGCTGCACTTTCATATTGTCCTTGGAGTAGTCATGGCATATAAACAAATGCAGTTCCCGGTTCCGGTCATCAACTACCGAGACCTTCACTTCCTCCACCACGCTGCCAAGTTCTGAGGCATCCAACCACAAATATGACTTTTCATTTGTCTTCAGATGGCAGTACCGATGTACTTTGCCACCTTTACGAATCAACTCCACTTCGACGATTGTCGCTACCTGATTGGTACGCAGGATGCGCACCTTCTGACCTTTCTTCATTGACCTTTCTTTTTTATTCATTACTTGATTGTTTTTAGCCGAACAGCATTGGGCTCAGTTCATAATTACTTATCAAAATTTCTGTTTTATGCTTCGCCTCCGTTAGATTGGCGACCTTGAGAGGCATATCTATCTTTTCTACATGCCATTTATTCACAGTAACGAAATACCGGAGTGTTTGACACCAAAAGTTAGATAAAATGAACTTTCCTTTTATTTCCTGCAAAAGAGTAAGCAGTTGGAACAATTCTTCGTGAGTATATCCACGGTAATGACCTTGAGTACATCCTGGATATGGTGGGTCAAGGTAGAAAAACGTATCGGATGTATCTCTTTGTTTTATTACATCCAGCGCATCCCGACAAGAAATTTGCACATCCTGCCGGCGATTCCTCAATGCGGAATTAAACTCTCTACGCTTGTTTCGCATGAATACACCGGTATGGCTTCCTGCCGAACCATTACACCATTTCCAACCGCCGTGCATACTTCCGGAAAAAGAACCGTTTGTTATTATGAATACAGCCCAGGCTATATCAGTGTCTCCGGCCGGAACTCTTCCGTTATAGTAATCTTTAGCCAGATAGTAGTCAGATTCGGAACAAAGACTATTGTCAATCTTTTCAGCCAGTGGCTCAAAATTAGTCGCAACCTGCCGATAGAACGTAATAAGTTTATCGTTCTTATCATTAATCACCTCAAGATAACTTTTGGGCTTTTGAAAAAAAACAGCACCTCCACCAAAAAAAGGTTCACAATAAATTTTGTGAGCCGGCATCATAGAAATAATTTTGGCTGCCAGCTGCTGCTTACCCCCGTAATATGTGATTGGAGTTCTCATTTAGTTCCTTTCTTTATAGTTTTAAAACTGATACCAATAGTCTGCAATCTCTTTAAGGCTTGTTTCTCATAATCCTTTTTAATTTTCTCGCTGATTTTTTTATCCCAGCAATCGACACAAAAAGTTCCATCGGGAGTATTATAGCAACCACCTTTTATCGGCTTCCCACATCTCTTGCATTGTAACTCATTATCCATTGGGTTCATATCTATTTTTTTACATTACAAAACATACACAGCTATATGCTCCACCTTCCGGCGTTCCCCCGAAGTCAACCCTGATACACAACTCGCCGCAAACGACAAAAGGCTTATCGCTCATCACCTTGCCATAAGCACCATAATGTTCGTGAAAGACCTCAGAACCCGGTTTCATTGAGTCCAGTGCCTTTTTCATTTTCTCGGAGGTATAAACGGTTATCCATCTGTTGGAATAGTTGTAATAAAGCAGTCCGACACCGAGAGAATCGCACATCTTCAATACGGTTTCTTCTACCTGCTGCCTGCTGAAGACAACGCTGGTCTGCAGCTTCTGCACCTTAACGTCCGGAAACTTCTTTTTAAATGTTGTTTTAGTAACCATGATTCTTGTTATTAGATTGTTATAACTCTTTAAATTCCTGCTCCATCCGGCACTTTCTCACGTAAAGTCCATCAATAATGTACTGGGTACAATATTTCGGCAGGGGGATGGCAACAATGTCACGAGTACCCCTATCGGCATCGCGATACACACAGCATTCCCTGCTACTTTTCAGGATTGAATCAAGCAGGGAATCACACTCTGCAATCTCTTCCTTGAGGGCTTTGGCCCTCTCAAACGACTCATTGTTCATATTATCTTAAAAATAATGGTGTGATGTACATAGGGGTGGAAATTTTTGCTTGGTAGAATACCCCGTCAGCTCCAAATTAAAGATGTCCTCTCCGATTTCTTTCCACGCCGAATATACACCATACATACATTCGCGCGCATAGAAAGGCGGCTTGTAGGGGGCGCATACACAGATTATCTGCACATGTGATTTTCTGTTGTATGATACCAGTTTCGTCCTGGAACTGTCGAATAAATCTCCGACGACATGTTGCCCAGGACGGATATTGTAACAGTAACTGTTTTCTTGATATACATCAAGGGTCTCCCAAGGATATGTCGGGAAATCTGTCATTTTCAAATCTCTCATATTACCGCATATTAGATAGACAACCAATTGCAAATCCTATTATCCCAATATTTATCATCAAGACGATAATATCAAAGAGAAAGAGAATTCGGTAAGAGCCGGATGCTTTCCGCATTGCCCAGACACATAATATCAAGGCGGCTACCAATGCAATCAAAGATGTCCATAAAAAAACAATCACATTACTCATCACTGTCCTATTTTTGCAAATTCATCTATCTTATCCGCCAAGGTATAATAGCCCATCACCTTTTCATAGGATATGATGCAGACAATGCTGTCGCTGTCATGCTCCACAAGAATAGTCCACTGTCCACCCTTGGCATTCTCATATACCTTGAGCCGAACCGGACGGCTGCGTGGGTATTTCTCATTCATAACCTTAATCTGGTGCTCGATGTCACACTTCAGTGCATCCAAAGAACATTCGTCAGCAATCAGATGTCGGTCGAACTGTTGCACGTATATCTGTAATGCCCTGCCTTTTTTGTTGACATTGGCATAAGTTTTGATGTTGTCTATAAAGTAATGCATAGTCATTCTAAATTTTATGATTTTACCAAGTATTGCTCCATAAGTTCGGGGATATCTTCTATCATCTTCAGCATGCACTCATGTGGTGCATCAAGCAAGGAAATGGTAAGGCTACTGAGGTCCTGGTCTATCTGCCGCACTTCATCTACCTGCAGATAATCCAGCGCATCAATGGCATCAACGAAAGGAAGATGGCTTTTGAGCGCAAATCCGCAATTACATATCACTCTGCCCGAAGCCGTCGGGCGTGGAATCCACATCCGGAACTTTCCGTCAGGAGTGGAAATGGAGGAAAAACCTTTGTTGCTATTCATGTATTCTGTTTATTAAGTTAGTAAATCATCGTCTCATATAGGGGAATCGAACCCCAGTCGCGACAAATCTTAAGTATACCGCTACCATTTGAATGTAGTATGAGGGGCTGAACTATCTTCGCAGACCGTCACAGCCATAGAATACACATTAAACACAGATGGCACACCTCACGGTGAGCTTATTTCATTTGATTCCGGTGCCAGTAAGAAATCATCTCACCCACATTACGAACCTTGATTTTTGCCTTGATATTCTCCCGATGACGGTTAACCGTACAAGGCGAGATATGTAGCTCTGCCGCAATTTCATCTGTTTGGCAGTTGGAGGCAATGAGCCGGAATACATCCATCTCGCGGTCGGTCAGTGCCGTGTCAAGCTCCGACGACAAATTACCTCCTCATGCTCACATTCACCCCGTAGTGGGCATTTGACTTCCTCAAACACAAATTGACCATCCTTGTTAATATCAAGACTGTATTGGTCATACTCACCGAAATTACAACGGATGAAGCGGTGTACCACCCGGAACTCGTAATGCCATCGGTTCATGGTGCTGGCTGAATAGAGCTTCATCAGCCGGGCGTGCGCCTTGGGGTATCGGTCGCGGATGATAGCAAGCATGTGCTCGATGGTCGGGCGGTTGTTTTCACAAAGCACAACCGCCGGCTGCCCGAACTCCTTCATCATCACGTCGCCTTCGGGGGTGTTGTAGAATTCGATGTTACGAATGTCGGTTACCATAAATTAAGAACATTCAGTGAAACTACTATCGCAGTTGTTTGATCGGATATTGGCAAGTTTAAGACCTTATACAGAAACTCTTCATCAAAGCCATTAGCTTCTTCAAACACAATATACTCATATTGCTCCTCTTGCATTTTATTTTCAATAGTAGCAATCTGCTCAGATGGAGTAAAAACAATCGTTTTCTTTCCTTCTGTTATTTTGCGCACAGCATTAGTTTTGCCTGAACCTTGGCCGCCCTCAATAAATAGTTTTTTCATAATTAGTTCTTTTTATTGTTTGGAAACAGTTCCTCTACACTCATGCCGAGATATTCGGCGATAACCTTTTGCTTGATGGGTGTTGGCGGATTTTCGCCATTAACCCATTTATACACTGCAGCCGGAGTGGAACACGTGATTTCTGCCAGCTTCTTGATCGTTTCTATCTGCTGGTTAGGTAAACTTTTGATATAGTCTGTAAATACCATAATTGATAAATATTTAAAGTTTTCTATTGTTTAAATGCTGGTTTTGCATAACTTAGCTACGTGAATTAATTAAAACAGTGCAAATATATTGGATAATTCTAATATATACAAGCATTGTTATTGGAAAAATTCAATATGGACGAAACTTTTATTCAAAGACTTGATAAGTATATGGAATATGCCTCATTGAACGATAATAAAGTTACTGTTCAATGTGGATTAACAGTTGGATTAATCAATTCAGCCCGAAAACGCAATAAAAGTCTATCGGGAGATAATATTGGAAAAATCCTATATGTATATCAAGAGCTAAATGCACGCTGGCTTTTGACTGGTGAAGGTGAAATGCTTTGTACTCCTGAAGATTCTGCGGGAAATGCGAATTTTATCGCATATCTGAAAGAAGAAAAATCCAAGGTGGAACAGCAAAACCATGAGTTGAACATTCAGCTAAGGGAAGCTGTAGAAAAAAATGCTTTTCTAGAAGGGAGAATCAGTGAAATTAAAAAACATGTCCCAGAGGAAAGCAATGCAATATGTGCCATTGCAAGTGGGTCAGATTTGGAGAGGTAGAATATATAATCAATAAATATTAAACAAGTTATTATTTAATAGGTTAAATCATGATAGATTTTTTTAGAATAAACATGCCTTATGGTATGGTTAGAAATGACAAAGGAGAATGGTGCTTCTTTAATAGAGAATATACTTATTTAGGCTCAAAAGATAGTGGCAAAATACAAGACGATTCTCCGTTTTTTTGTCTATATGCTGATATTACAAATGAGTTTTTGGAGTCTTTGGCAGAAAAAGACTCAATAGAACGAAACGACAAAGGGGAAATCACAAGAATTTGGTTTTATAATGATAACACTACTCCAGCTCGTTCAGAAATCAACGATAATTTATGGAATATTTACATGAATAAAATTAAGAAATTGTGTAAACTTAAACGATTGAACTCATAATATACACTAATAGACAATAATAGAAGAATATACAGTTATACAGTTTTGTACGCAACGGATTATCAACATCTTATTGTCAGTAGTGAAAATCCCGCTACCCCGACAGAAATTAATAAGCTATTGATTTTCAGTAGCTTATTTTTGTATATATCACTTTTCTACTTATCCAAATAGCAACGTAAAGCAACTCCCTTTTCCCATAGCAGACTGCACCGTAATATTACCGCCATGCCGGT